ACGGGGCTATACAGGCTCAGCCCCTACGGGGCTATACAGGCTCAGCCCCTACGGGGCTATACAGGCTCAGCCCCTACGGGGCTATACAGGCTCAGCCCCTACGGGGCTATACAGGCTCAGCCCCTACTGAAGGGAACGCATGGGGTTGCCTGTGTCGTTCTATATAGGCCGATTGTTTTATATGTTGCTAGATAGGCCGGAGGCCGATGGTTTAGCAGTTGTCGCAGTTAACCCTAGGGGACAACAGCCCCGCAGCTGCATCCCCTCCAGCACAGCCAAGCACCTACCTAATGCAACTTAGTTGCGTTAACGTCATGCGACCTACAGCGTAGGCGATGATCACTACATCAAGGGCAATCGGCACAGCTGGCGTAGTCCAATGCAAGCCCATTACGCCCCTAGATTGACCCGTCCTACGCTGGAGGCTAGCCCCTTAAACCCTGCCGGATGGTAGTTCATCCCACAAAGGAGTGTTAACGGGATGAATGATCATTGTGGGATGTCGTGGCTCAAATGGTCTGCTAACCCGACGGATTACAGCCATTTAAATAAGAATGATTCTTATCTAGACCAATATTGGTACGTTTAAACGCCCTCAGAGGCATTTCGGCGTGTACCATAGGCCAGCCCATGCCCCAGGCTCCAGCGCTGCTCAGAGGTGCCCTACAATGGATATTTCAGCCCCTTTGGAGCGGTGCGACCAGGTGCGTTTGTGGTTAAGCAGCCCACTCGCCCGATAGGCACACTGCCTAAACACCCCTCCAGCCACGCCTGGTAGATATATTTTCGACATAGCACATAGCTAGCCCAAAGTAAACCTCACCGCCCTAAAAATTATTTTTTAAATATTTCCCATTACTGAGAGCCTAAGCTCAACATCTGTGCTACATTTAATGCTTCAAGCAAACGACGCACAAAGAAGCGAATTGGTCTGTATTTTATGCGTATAAAACGCATGAAAATGCTCTAGGGTACATCTACCCTAGATTAGGGCTACGAGAGTTTTTATGTGCATACAAACAAGGAGAAACATATGAAGATCGAAGTAGGTAGGCGCTACGTCTGGAGGGGGCAACCTGGCATTCTTGTCTATGTTGGCAAGAGCGGAAGCTGGCACCAGTTTAAGTTGGTTGGCGACCCACGTAGGGTTTGGTGTGAAGTGCTGGATGAAGACCTTCACTTCTTTGATGCAACGAGATAACAGGAGAAACCATGAACAGAGAACGCTTACTCATGCTTGCGGATTTCCTTCGCACAGTGCCAGAGGAGAATTTCGACCTCACATCGTGGAGGTACGATAACACTGCTGAGACAGTGGACGTTGGCGACAACCAACTGTCCTCCCTCCATTGCGGCACTACAGGCTGTGCCGTAGGCTGGGCTTGTTCCTTGCCAGAGTTCAATGCCCAAGGTCTGACATGGAGAGGTAGTCTCCCACTGTATAGTCTGGGAGACAGTATCAGCACTGCTGGCTGGGAAGCTGTAGAAGGATTCTTTTATTTAGGGGAAAATCAGTCGCTCTACCTGTTCTCAGATAAATGCTACTCCGACGCTGACGACCAGTCACCAGCAGGCGTAGCAAAGCGCATTGAAGACTTCGTGTACTATGGTAAATAGTTCTATGCAATCGTGGCTACCACATCACCCCAGCTGGGTGTTCTGGGCAAGTGAGAGAGGACACTGGCGCATGTACGACTACGGGTCTACAACTGCTGCTAGGCGTGCTTACGACGCGATGCGACAGCATTGCTACATCCTGTCTACAAGACCTTAAATACCATAAACTTTAACAAGGAGAATAAAAATGATGAATCAAGAAATAAAAGCCAAGTGGGTAGCTGCCCTACGGTCTGGGCAGTATGAGCAAGCTAAGGAAGTGCTTCATAGCGAAGCAAGCGGAGGCTTCTGCTGCCTTGGCGTGCTTTGTGTGCTGTCAATGGCTGAGACTGGGTTTGGCATTAGCGACACGCTTGAAGAGACAGCTGGCGATAACTTCCTTGGCCTCACTGTGATGCAGTGGGCAGGGTTGCCATTTGAGCATGGCGATAAAGTTGTCATTGACGGGCAGGATCGACTATTAAGCTCTCACAACGACGACGGAAAGACATTCGCTCAGATTGCTGACGCAATTGAGGCACAGCTGTAAGCCGTCCTGGCCCAGTAATAATTTTATAGGAGATTAAATATGAAACACCCTTTTGCCCACATCTTGCAGGCTGTGATTGACATGAAGACGATACAGGAATGCTGGGCCGGTACGTCTTGGGTTGACATTCCAGCAGACGATGTGCTGAATACAATCACTCGACTGAGCAATAAGCCTGCCAACCTTGGCTCCAAGCATCTACGCGTAAAGCCCGACACAATAAAAATCGGTAAGTACGATGTGGTGCGCCCTATGTCTTACACGCCTGCTAAAGGCACAGCTTACTGCTATGTCTATGGCGGGGAGGCTATTAAAACTGCTTGGGACGGGTTCGCTAGCGAACAGAAGCTGCTGGCTGCTGGCATGTGCTGGCTGGAGCGTGAGGATGCGGAGCTTGCGGCTAAAGCTCTCACTGAGTTGCTGACAGGTGGTAGGGATGAGTGATGTAGTGAACCCTTGGCACCCAACCACCGACCCTACCGACCTCAAGCACCTTGGCAAGCTGAGTGAGGAGCTTGGTGAACTTATCCAGGTTGTTGCTCGTTGCACCATCCAAGGTATTGACGAAGTTCACCCTGTCACCGGCAAGAGCAACAAGCTTTGGCTTGAGGAAGAGTTTGCTGATGTATACGCAAACATGCTCCTGGTGGCTCGTCGCTTTGGCCTGCGGGTAGATTTTGTGCACAACAGGATGGATGACAAGGCTGCGTACCTGCGTTCATGGCACGAAATGACCTGAACAGCAGTCCCACTAATGAGAGCCGCTTACGCGGCTTTTCTTTTGCCTAAAATATCCCATAAATAAATTTACACCTTTGTGGGAAATTGATGCTACACTTCATTCATCGCAAGCAACAACAGGCAGAAACAGCATGACAACATTCGCATACATCCGTGTCTCCACAACTGGACAGACCACTGAGAACCAGCGCAAGACGATTGTTGACGCAGGGTTTGCTGTTGACAAGTTTTACTCTGAAGACGGTGTGTCAGGCTCCATCAAGGCCACTGAGCGCCCACTGTTCAAGGAGATGTTGAGCCTGATGGCAAAGGGTGACACACTCATTGTGACGATGGTTGACCGTCTGGGTCGTTCAGCATCTGACATTCTCAACGTAGTTGAGTTGCTCAAGGATATGGGTGTCCGTGTACGTGTCCTGCAATTCGATGGCATGGACATTACCTCAAGCATGGGCAAGATGGTGCTTACATGTATGGGCGCTATGGCTGAGTTGGAGCGTAACATCCTGATTGAGCGGGTCAATGCTGGCCTTGAGCGTACCAAGGCTCAAGGCACAGTCTTAGGCCCACCCCTCACTGTCACTCCAGGTGTAATGTCTGCCCTGGTAGCTAAGAAGGCAGCTGGAGCTACACTGGACAAGCTCTCAGCAGAGTATGGCATTCCCCGTAACACCATTGCACGTAACATTTCTAAATGGAAAGACAGCATGGATGCTTACATTGCTGAGTATGCTGTACGCCAGGCTCAATATGCCCTGACAGCCTAAGTAGCACAGACGTAGAAAAGCCTCCCGTACATCACTGTAGGGGAGGCTTAACATCATCAGCAACTACTTAACTACCTAAACACCTAGCACTAGCACTGAGCCATCGCCTTGCCTTAGCCCCAGCCCCGAAGGGGATTATACACAGCTTTTTACATCTTGTCAAGTACTGTATTTTCATACAGTAGTGTATATCTATACAGTAGTCAGCCTCGACCAGTGAGGATTGCACCAATCACGTACAGCAGCACAAACACTATCTTGAAGATGATGAAGATTGCGAGTAAGGTGAAAAGAATTTCCATGTTTGTTCTCCTAAGTTTAAATGGTTGATACTACAGGCGTAAACCAGTCGGCGTCAATACGTGCGTCAACACCTGACGACTTTTGTACACTAGGGCAAACCCTAAGCAGAACACCGGACTGGCTCTGCCCGCTGAATACCCCGGTGACAGTATACTCTGTGACACTAACAGAGAAGTTAGTGGTCACCAACTTCTTCACGTTGCTCTTTCGTTAGGCTATCATAAAACCGCTGCGTGAAGTAGCCTTCAACCTCGTTCATCTTGTCGGCCAGAGCTTTGGCCCCTGCGTTGGTGGCGCACAGGAAGTCGCAGCTATCTGTCATGGTGTTATACACACCGAAGTAGGTGCTCATGTACTTTACGGGAAATGTCATTGCTACCCTTATAGCCTAAACAGGCCGACGACCAGAACATTACCACCAACAGGCCAACCCACCCCCTCTAGTGCCCTATCAACAACAATCATCCTCACCTCATTCGCTGCAATACCGTCTTCACAGTCGAGCGCGGCGTTGCCAGTCCCTGTCAAGTCGCCGCCAACGTAGACCTCAAAGTGTGCAATGTACTGCACTCGCTTTTTCTTAAACATAGACATTATTGTTGCTCCTCAAATCGTTTCTTGGCATCTTCCAGGGCTATCGGTGTAAAGTTTGTATGCTCCACGCACAGGCACAAATACTGTTCGTCCACTACCATCTCGTCGTCAGCGTACCGACCTTCTCGCATCACCCGGTTGCTGTGCAAGTGCCCATGAAAATTACCTGTCCACCGCCCCAAGCTGGCAGGGTGAATCGGTACGTGAGTGAGCGCAAAGCCGTCAAGCGCACCAAACCCGCGAATGTCGCGGAAGTATGGGGTGTAATCCTCAAGCTTGAAAAGGTCGTGGTTGCCTTTTATCAACACCTTGTCGCCGTTTAGGCGACTAAGGGTTTTGAGTGCCTTGCGGTTGATAACGACATCGCCCAGGTGATATGTCTTGTCCTTTGGACGCACAACAGCATTCCAGTTTTCAATCATCGCCTCGTCCATGTCTTCGGCGTTGTCCCACGGACGCAGCTTAGTGCCTTCGTCAGTGAGGAATCGACACACCCCGGCATGGCCGAAGTGTGTATCCGACGTAATGAAAATGTTACTCATATGTTACCCCTATGTTCTTTCAAAAATTCAAGCCAAGTTTTATATTGCAATTCAATAACGGAGCTTCCAACTCTGCTGCCACAACGCCGCCAGTCCCTGTCAATTGCATCTTCTAGCGAGATAGGGAAGGCCAATACCTCCACCTCATAGCCGATACCCGCGCAAGCTTTTATGAGCCTTGCGCGGCTGTCGTGGTTGAGGTTTGTGTCTGCTATGACAACATCCCTGCGTATAAGGGTGTGATTGTGCGTCAACAGGTTCATCTGCATCGAAGTGACAAGTTTTTCAATCTTGCCGTTAAAGCGGTACTCGTCCCAGCCGCTAGACCCAGTAAGGGAAAATCGAAGATCATCCCGATTGGAAATGATGGCTTTGTTCGCCTTGGCGTACTCCTTAGCCCACGTACTCTTCCCAGACGCTGAAACGCCCACGGTAATGATTGCTTTCATTTTACGAACTCTCCTAAAAGTTTAATTTTGTAAGGCTCTGCCATATCGTTGAATACCTCCGAAGGCTTAGTGCCAAGTTTCTTACAGGTAAACAAGACACCAGAGTACGGCGCACCTTTTACTGCCATTGCAAACTCTTTCTGGTCAACAATGTCCAGCGTAGCTGTGTATGCTGCCTCAAGGGACGCTTTCAGCACCCCAAGCGCACTCACGTACGGCGCAAAGTGTACAGCATCCTCTGGAAAGTATTTCAAATACTCTTCAGTCTCATTAGTGAGAACGATCTGGCTGATGCGTTTTGGATTCAGGCCTTCCCCGCGAATGTGGTGCACAGCAACGTATGTTGGCGACTTAATCTTGCACACAGGCACTCCATCCTGGTAGACAACGTAGCCCTCCTCAAGGTCAGGCAGGTGCTTGGCTGACTCCTCGCAGGCACGGGCAGACCCGAAGTGGTACATTTGAATTTCCTTGGCACCAAGGAGAATAGCGTCGAGCAAGCGGAACTCATTACCATAGTCGCCTGTCAAATTGCTTCGTGAGCCAAGGTAGTGCAAGGTGTAGCCAGAGTAAACCTTCACGACTCGATTTTCCATGCAGGTCAATTCAAAAATGTACGTCCAGTTGTCCAGCAGTTCCAAATTGCATTTGTCTTGGAACTCTTTGGCGCTCAGGCTCAGGGCTTTCAGCACAAGCTCTGCAAACGTCTCAGGAAAACCGTTAACAGTGCTTTCGGCAAATGCCGTCCCGCGAGTGCTGATGCGCCACAGGCCATTCCAGTAGTAGATTTTGATGAGTGAGCCGTCCACCTTCTCCGCACAATAAGCCCTGCTCCAGTCAAGGTGTGCTTGAGTCTCAGGCATCTCGCCGTAGTTGAAGAATCGGTCGAAAGACCGACTGACCACGTTGAAATCGTTGTCAAGAATCAGTCCACGGCATTCACGCACGATGGTTGGAGCCTTTGGGCTGTCGATCTGGTCGTAGCCAAGCACCATCAAGCCCTCGTCATAAACCTTCACCTTGATAGCATATTCCGCAGTGAGTGCAGCAATGCCGTTCTTTTTCAGGTATTCGATTACTTCCATTTTGTATCCTTTAAGATTTATACATTAAGCCACAATTTCTGCAAACTTCTTTTGCAGGTAAGTGATACCCTTAGACGTCACCCGCGTAGTCGCTGGTGCAGTGCCGCCGCAAGGCAAGACAAACCCGGTGTACTGGGAGACAAACACCCCACGACCCACAAAATACTGGTAGGCTACATTGTTACGCATCAAGTATCCGGCATCACGCAGTTCCCGGTTGAACGTACGTGGCGGGATGTTCAGCAGCTTCGCTGCCTCAGCCAAAGAGTAAGTTGTATCGTCAGCCACCACAGCGTCGTGGAAAGCAATCTTCGGCTGCGCTTCCTTGATCTCATTAGTGAGAGCGATGCTTACTTTCTTTTCAGAAATCCACGCCTCTGCAGCCTCAATTGGATTGTCGAAGTTTGGTATCAGGCTGACAGCCTTGGCCTTGGTCAACACTGCTTCAGCAGATTCCCATGCATCGAAAATCTGAGCCTGCAAGTCATAGCTATATGACATCGCCATAAGCATTGCTTCGCGCTTTGGGAAGTTGTAGCATTTGTAAGTGCGTCCTTGACTGTCTTTTTGATCTCCTAAAAATTCAGGAGATCGAATTCCAAGAACTTTTGGCACCTTAGCCATGAAATTGTCGTGACGTAATTCAGACTCGCCAAGCGAACGGGTGGAATTGACGTAGCTCACCATTTCCAAGCTGGACATAGTGAGGACTTTGCTAGAGTCAGAAGAAGCGAGAGTAATAATTTTCATGTGTAGCCCTTTACGTTGTTGTAGAAGCCAAAAGTATAGCACATCCAGAAGTGCAGACGTAAAAAAGCCCGCACAGCTTTCGATGTGCGGGCCTGGTGTTTACTTATCTGTCTTTTTGGCCTTTGGAGCGGGCTTTGCTGCTCCAGTCATTTGCTCAAGCGCTGCAGCCATCGCCTCCTCCGCTTCGCTGAACTCTGCCATCAGCATTTCATTGCGCTTCTCGTAGCGCTCCGCAAACTCCTCTGCGTCAATCCAGAAATCCTTCCCGTCCATAAGCAAGTCAAGCTCTGCTGGGGTAAGAAAGTGTTTGTATGTTTTACGCAACACTCGCTCCATGTAGTCTACGCTGTGCCTGGATTGTGCTTTGAAGTCGCTGAACTTTCCACCAGCGCCGCAGCCGCCATTGTGAATCAGGAAGTTGGCATTCTCCGACAGCGAGAACTCGTCCGCACTGAGCAGGATGATGGTGCCAGCTGAGTGCACACCGCCGCTGGCCTTGACATGCACCTTTGCTTCACAGGCGTGCATGGCTGACAGGAACGTATCGGTGGCATCCATCGACCCGCCATCCGTTGACAGGTGGATAATCACCTCATCAAGCTCACTCGCAGAGTTCAACACTTCGATAGCGCTCATAAACTGAGCAGCCTCTTCAATAGGCCCAAAAAGGTAGATGTTAAAAGTACCCGACTTGATGGGCGTGTACGTAACAGTAAACTCCTGTGGCACTTCGGTGTAGAAGCCTGCCCGTTTTGCAGAGGGCTTGTCCTGTCGGACGTCTATTTCAAATTTGTTCATGTGTGGCTCCTTATGTTCCGTGTTTATCTGTGTATCCTGCACCGCCAGCATTAAGCTGTGCAATCTTTGCATCCCTGAACTGACAGGCCATGCTAAAAGCAGGAAGTAGGCCGAACTTCTTGACAGAGTAAGATTTACTCTTCGTCTTGGCGTCTACGTACCACCAGGCTATCGCTCTTGTACCTCCAGTTTCGTTGTAGTACCATGTGACCCCGCACTTACCAGAGGTATTGTTATCCTGCTTACCCTGATTTCTGCATTGCTCCGCGTTTGTGGCCCAACGCAAGTTCCCCTCCTGATAGCCTTTGGAATTGTCAATCCTGTCTAGGCTGTACTCAGGCGAGAAGTTTGCCAAGCCTGAGACGTATGCGTAAAAGGTGCCGGGAGAGTGCCTCCAAGACTCTTGCACTGTAATTCCTCGCCCTCCGTAGGTGCTGTATGATGTGTGGGACTCCCTGTAGCACCTTCCTATGAGGTCAGACCATGCGCGGTAGGCTTTACGCTGTAACCTGCTGGCATCACTACCAGTTAATCCGTGCTTTTCCTCCCTCATGCGTTGTAGTAGAGTTTAACGAAGGCGCGGGTAAGGCCGGAACGGACAACATCTGCTGGGGTGAAATGTACAATGCCGATACCAGACTCAACCTCGTCCAAATCTTCATCTAGCATGTAGTCAGGCGCATCAGCCAGCGCACGGCTGAACATGTCAAGCGTCTTTCGCAGTCCGCTCATACCCTTAAGGTCGTTTTGTTTCTCATCCCCAGTGAACACAATCATGCAGTTCTCGCCAAGCCTTGTAAGCATCATCTCAAACTCCTCAGCGGTAAAGCCTTGGCACTCTTCACAGATTACGAGGCAATTCTCAAAGGACATGCCACGGAGATACTCTACAGCCTTCAACTCGACAACTTTCTTTTCCAGCATATATTGCATTGCTCCATCACCCAAGAACTTACTCATGTGGGCCACGGTCTGTGCAAAGTAGGGGGCCAGCTTCTCTTCAAGCGTACCAGGCAAAAGCCCAATACTCTTGCCTACCGCGACGGCAGGGCGCACCAGATAGACTTTCTCGATTTTCTTCGACTTAAGCATTTTGGCGGCGTGATAGGCTGCAATCATGGACTTGCCAGTTCCGGCGCTGCCCGTAAGGAAGGTAACTGCCCGCCCCTCATTCAGGAAGGACAAGGCAAGCCTCTGATTCTGGTTTTTTGCTTCAAGCCTCGGCATTGCCGCGACGTAGCGCTCACCATTTGACTCCTCCATCTCCGGGATAAATTTGTCTTTTACGCGGCGCGCACTGGTACTTGTGCGCTTGGGTGGCGTCTTCATGCGTTTCATATAGTGTATGTACCTCGTTATTCATGTTGCGGGGAAGCTGACCTAATGGGCCAGCATAAAGCCTCAAAGTTTGCACTCAGGGAAGCGCCCATCATACGCCCAAAAGGCCAATTTGTCAAATTCTGTAACATCTCACTAATGAGAAATTATTTTCTGAAACCGTTGCGAACGGCAAAACCCGTGCTATTATTCGTTCATCTAAACACAACAGGAGGTAGTTATGAACTATGTCAAATACGTGGCCCTGAAAGCCGTCAGCCTTGTTACAGGCAACTCTGTAGTCAACGTCTTCGGAGCCACCTACCTTGTGGCGGGCAACCTCGTCATTCGGATTCGCTGATGGAATTTCTAGTCTACTACCGAGCTTGGCCGCACAAGAATCTGCGAGTAGTCGCAGCAGAGGCAGAAAGCTCGTCAGACGCAATTGCGGAGGTGGCTGCAATGCTGAATGAGGAGAAGGAACAATACTTCAACCCCCTCATTGCGATGATAGTGGGGGGTAAGGCTTGAACGACTTTGACCTTGACCGCTGGCTGGATGAATACGAAGAAACACATGAGGAAAACGAATGAAGTATTACGAGACAAAGTTTTTTGGTGGTTTTGGCGCTGCCGCACTGTACCTTGAGAAGGCTATAGCAGACGGCTGGAAGATTGACCAAGACAACCCGCCCGACCAAGTTGGATTCACGTATGCCCTGTTCTTAGTGCGGGACGACGAGCCTGAGTACAAGATGACACGGGCAGAGATTTTGGCTAAAGCCCGTGCCGCAAGGGTCACAAAGAAACAAGGAGCGCAAGAATGACTGAAACAGAAAACATTCCGTACGAGGAATATCTTGAGGGTTGTGTAGCTAGTCTCAGTAATGAGAATGCGTTCTTGAGGAGTCTGCTTGACTCGTTCTGGACGGGCGACGTACCCGACAATGCCACGCTAGACCACTTGGTAATCGCCAAGGCTGGTCGCTTGCGACTAGAGGAAAGGGCCAAGGTTTGCGCCCTGCTCGGAGGCTAAATTTGACAGAATGCGAAAGTCGTGATACTATCCCTGTAATGAATTTAACAAGGAGCCATTATGGAACCAGAAAATAGCGGCTCCACAATGGTAGCCTTGCAGGTGAAAAAGCACACATTCCTGGACGACGAGGTGCAGCTGAAGAAGTTGAGCCGCGACCTAGGGAAGGCGTCGAAAGACGCCGTAGATGTGCTGATTAAGATGCTTGAGAGTACTGACGTCAGACTGAAAATGCAGGCAGCTATCAAGCTGCTTGAGTTTGACATTGACGTCAAGAAGGCTATATCGACAGACCAAATCCAGCGAGTGATTGCTGAAATTAAGATCAACGGTGCAAGCGGAAGCAAGTCACTGGAGCTTGAAGACAGCAAGAAGCTGCGCCCTGTCGTAGATTTCTCTACCATTCGGACTATAGAGTAATACACGCCCCTTTAGCTCAGTTGGAAGAGCAACCGCCTTGTAAGCGGTAGGTCGTCTGTTCGACTCGGACAAGGGGCACCAAACAACTACTGCTATCGACTGTCGGCTAGGTCAACAGGTTTTCATCCTGTAAAGCGGGGTTCGATTCCCCGTAGCAGTACAACTAAGGACATATAACGCGAGTGGGTGTGATGGTAGCACTGGAGCCTCATAAGCTCACGGACTGGTTCGATTCCAGACTTCGCAACCAAAATTGGTGTGTAGCTCAACTGGCAGAGCGTCGGTCTCCAAAACCGAAGGTTGTAGGTTCGATTCCTACCATGCCAGCCAGAATTTAAGAATTAACACCCACGCTGTGTGGGTGCAGCGGAGAGGGTTGACAGTATGGTCAGCTAAGTTACAGGCATAGGCAGAGTGGCGCTGTAACACCTATTTTATTTTAGAGCCCCGCAGCGCAAGCTGCGGGGATTTTTGTGTTATGATTATTTAAGTCAAGACATCTGCGTTAACCCTCCTCAGGTGTGGGTGCCTTGACTTAAATACTCTTACTACCTGAGGAGGTATGATGACAAGCACAACGGCATCTGAGAGCTTTATTTCAAGAGCCAGAGAAAAACACAGTGGGCGCTACGGCTATGACCTAGTCGAGTATAGAAGTTCAAAGGAAAAGGTCGTCATTGCTTGCAAAGAGCATGGCAACTTCATGGTAACTCCTAACAACCACCTAAGGGGTACAGGCTGCGCAGCCTGTAAGCAGGCGGCCATGTCAAAGTTGTTTAGGAAAGACAGCCGTACATTCTTAAAAGAGGCGGAACAAGTACACGGCGACAAGTACGACTATGCAAAAACAGTCTATGCCAGTTCTTACTTGCCTGTGACTATAACTTGCCCCGTACATGGGGGCTTCCAGCAAATGCCCAACCACCACCTTGGCGGTTCAGGCTGTGCTACGTGCGGACTTTTGACTTGTGCAACAGCACGTTCTACAGGGACAGAGGGTTTTATTGGAAAAGCCCGTGCCATTCACGGCGACACATACGAGTACCCTGAAGTTGCCTACATAAACTCTGGAACTAAGGTTAGTATAAACTGTAAGAAGCATGGGAGTTTTACAATGACTCCCGGCGCTCACCTTTCTGGTCAAGGCTGTAATAAGTGCGGGCATGGGTCACTCTCTAAAGAGGATTTCATATCTAAGGCGCAACAAGTGCACGGCGAGAAGTATAACTACTCTGATATTTCTTACAATGGAACACACCATCACGTAAATATTTTGTGTCGTGAGCATGGGCACTTTAAGCAGATACCTTACGTGCACTTGCGAGGTAGTGGCTGCGCCAGCTGCGGCTTAAATGGTTTTGACTATAACAAGCCTGGAACGCTGTATGTAATGACCTGCGGAGATATCACTAAGGTAGGGATAACCAATAAGACCACCCTATCCCGCGCTAAACGTATCAGTGGAAGTTTTGGAAGTGAATTTACAGTCGTAAAAGAGTTCAGTTTTGAAGATGGGCAAGAATGCTCTGACATTGAGACAAAGCTACTTCGCATATTGCGCTTAAAGTATAAAAGCCCAACAGCTAAATTTGACGGGTATTCTGAATCCTTTATGTCTGTTGACAGGCAGTGGCTGAATATGGAAATCGACCAACTAATTGGAGTACTCAAAGATATTAAAAATTGAATGGAGGGGATGTAATGGATGATGGAGTAAAGCACTTCGGCCCATGTAGCGAAAAACAGAGACTCGTCCTAATGGACGATAACACAGACATCCTGCTTACGGGCGGAGGCGCTGGCTCTGGCAAGTCTTATACGTGTCTCACAAAAGCCCTCAAGTACATAAACGACCCTGCTGCTAGGGTAATGATCGTTAGACGTTCTTACCCAGTCCTTAAATTGAGCGGTGGACTTGTAGATGAATCAAAGGGTATTTACTCTAATTTCGGCGGCGTCTTTGGGGTGCAATCTCTTACGTGGAGATTCCCCAACGGCGCTACAATCCAATTTGCAGCACTGCCGGATAAGCTAGAGCAGTGGCAGGGACTTCAGGTTACCCACTACCTGATAGATGAGTCGGCTGAGTTTACGGAAGGTGAGATACTGTTCCTTCTGTCTCGCCTGCGTAGTGCAAAGTATAAGGGTCATCTCAACATGACGCTTACTTGCAACCCATCTAGGGATTCATTTTTATACAACTGGGTAGAGTATTGCTTAGATTCTGAGACGGGCATACCAAAGCCGGGGACTGAACATATCACCCGGTATTTTGTCAATATCAGCGGGAAGATGTTCTGGTCAGAATCAAAAGAAGATCTTATCAAAACCTACGGTGGCGCGACTAAGCCTCTGTCATTTAGGTTTATCCCTATGACGGTGGTTGATAACCCTATTCTTCTAAAGAACAATCCGACATACCTTGCCAATCTGTTATCCCAGCCTCGCGTAAACCAACTTAGGTTTTTACAAGGCTCATGGACAGCCCGCGCCGAAGGCGCTAGCTTCTTTAGCCGCGACTGGTGCGAGATTGTAGATCACCCGCCTGTCAATGCTCTGGCCTGTGTCCGATCATGGGACTTGGCAGCATCTGTGCCTAGCGAAAGCAACCCCGACCCCGACTGGACTGCAGGAGTCAAGATGTCCAGAGACAAGTACGGCATCTACTACATTGAGCATGTAGAACGCTTCAGGAAGCTAACAGACGGCGTCATCAAGGCGCTGGTGGACGTTGGCGAACTGGATGGTAAGAGTGATTGCCAAGTCACCATTCCACGCGACTCAGGGGCAGGTGGCAAAACAGCTAACGCCTTCTATATCCGCACGCTAGCTGAAAACGGCATAGCAGCCAGGTCAGTTGTCATGTCTGGTCACTCTGGCAAGACACAACGCTTCTTGCCGTTCTGTGCACTAGCAGAGAGCGGCAGTGTGAAGGTTGTTCGTGGGTCTTGGAACGATGATTTCTTTACTGAGTTGGAGTTCTTTACAGGCTCACGCAACCAGAAAGACGACCAAGTTGACGCAACCTCAGATGCGTTTAACACGCTGTCTAAGCAAATTCAACTGCCGACATTCGCGCTTCCAACAATGGAACAATCATCCCCTATACCACGGCTATAGATAGCCGTGTGTTACGGGTGTTGACAAAATGCAACACTTACCGTATAATCGGAAAAATTAATTAAGGGAGAAATAATCTCTATGCCTTCTAGCACAAGCGCCGAAGGCGCAGTAGCAGCCCTCAGCCCTGACGAAGGGCTAACAATTCCCCGTATAACCCTTGCTGAACAAGGCTTCGTTGGACTCAAAGTCCACAACAAGAAAGTCCTTGAAGAAACTCAGTCAGCATTCCGCTATCCCGCTTTCATCTCCACTGTAGCAGAAATGCGTAACAACCCAACGGTTGGCGCTGCAATGAATGTCTACCGCATGATGATGAGCCGCGTCCAGTGGGACGTAGAAGACCCAGTTGGTGCCACTGAAGTAGACAAGGCCCGCACCGCCGCCATCCGCACAATGATGCACGATATGGAGGGCCAGAGTTGGTCAACCTTCATCGAAAGCGTCATCCCGTACCTTGAGTATGGTTTTGGGGTGCATGAGAAAGTGCTGCGCCGCCGCCTCAAGCGCAACGGTAGCAAGTATAACGACGGCCTGGTAGGCATTCGTAAAATTGCTCCGCGCAGCCAAGACACGATTACAGGCTGGCTGTTCTCAGAGGACGGTGCAGATTTGTTGGGCATTGAGCAAGATATTAACACACTTCAAAACGCATACAAGTTTGCTAACAAGAAGAACAGCAACGGCAAGATTGAAATTGACCGTGACAAGTTTCTTTTATTCAGCGCGTCAGCCAGCAAGGGCAACCCCGAAGGCAGTTCAATTTACAAGAACATCTATCTTGCTTTCAAGCAGCTTTCGTTGCTGCAAGACCAAGAGTTGCTCGGGATTGCTAAAGACATCCAGGGCATCCTGAAGATTGCGATCCCACCGCGCTACCTCGACCCAAGTGCTTCTCCAGAAGACAAGGCGGCTGTAGCAGCGTTTCAAGCAATCATAGACAATTACAACGCTGGCACACAGCGCGGGCTGCTTGTGCCAAATATGCACGACCCAGAGTCCAAGTTACCGCTCTTTACTTATGACTTGATGGAGTCAAAGGGTGGGGCGAAATATGACACTGAATCAATTATCCGTCGCCTGCAAGGCGACATTCTATCAGCGCTGTCGGTAGACATCTTAAAACTGGGCGCTGACGGCACAGGCAGCTTCTCATTGGCTGAGAGCAAAAGCTCTGTACTGGCAATCGCAATCGACTATCGCTTGCGCGAGATTGCTGAAGTCTTGAATCACGACCTGATGCGAACGCTATACGAAGTTAATGGCTGGGAAGTGGTCAACATGCCTAAGTTCGTGTATGCAGATATCGAAGAAGTGAGCTTGGAAGATTTCTCCAAGGCGGTGCAACGTATATTCTCTACGTCAGCTATTGAAGTTGATCGTGCTGTTATGAATCGTGTGCGGGAAGTGTTAAAGGTTCCACTACTGCCCGACGATGAACCAGTGGACAAAGAGAAGCTACCAGCCAAGATGGCTGATGTGCAGTCTAAGTCTGGAGCAGGGATGGCTGTGGGTACTACAGGTAACGGCACTGCCAAAAACGGCACTGCGGGTACGGGAAATACCTCTGACAACAACTCCAACAACTCTTCGTGAATAATATAAGGAGTGCAATGAAAGCACACTCGCTACACAGGCTTCTCGGTAGCCTTTACAACCGCCCGCATCTCATAGTTCCTGAGTCATTTGATGTAATCTTAGATTACCTCGCTGACAGGAACAGTGATGCGTTTAGGTTCTCTGATGACACCTACGCACCAAAAACCGTAGGGTATCACAACAAACGAGTAGGCGTCCTGATGGTAGACGGTAGCCTCACCTACAAGCCCGTTATGAGCGCTTGCGGTGAGGTTGGCACCAGCTACCAGGCGCTTGTCGCTCAAGTAGAGGAGATGGCTTCTGAAGGCGTTAAAACTATTGTGATGGAAGTCACCTCTGGTGGCGGCGAAGCTGGTCACTGTTTTGAAACAGCGGCTGAAATTCGCTCCATCGCAGACTCTAACGGCATTGAACTAGTCGGCTACGCCGACACGCTTGCCTGCTCTGCTGCCTACGCGCTCATCTCAGTTTGTGACGAGGTTATCGCCAACCCAAGCGCCACCGTTGGTTCCATAGGCTGCGTCGTAGCCCTCATGGACACCTCTAAAGCAATGGCCCAAGCTGGCCTCAAACGTATCTTCATAACTTCAGGTGACAACAAAGTCCCCTTTGCCGCAGATGGCTCATTCAAGCAGGAGTTTTTAGACGAAATTCAAGCCGACGTTACCCGGCTCAATATCGAATTCGCAAACCATGTAAGTGAGTTTACGGGGGTAGATGTTGAAACCATTATCGGCCTACAGGCCAAATCATTCAGCGCAGACGAAGCCCTTGAAATCGGCCTAGTTAATGCTGTGATGACCTCTAAACAATTCGCGGCATACGTTGCTGCAAAACAAGGACTTAAATGATTAAGGAAAACCAATTGCTCAACCGTATTATCAAAGCCGTCACCGGCAAAGAATCGGCTCCAACTGTGGAAGCTGTCGCGCCAGAAGCAACCCCAACACCCGACCTTACAACGGACGCAAGTGACGTCCAAACAGAACTCTCAGTAATGAGAGCAGAGTTTGATGCTGCACTTGCAACCCTTACAGCCGAATACGATGGCGCTAAAGCAGCCCTCGACGGCATGACAGCAAATTACGAAGCTGCACAAGCGGCTGTTAACGCGCTCACAGCCGAAAAGGCTGAGATGGCTGTTAAAGCGGAAACTGCAAAATTTGCAGCCCGCAAAGAAAAAGTAGTGTTGGCAATCGGTACTGCAAAGGCTGATGGCTTGATGCTGGCTACACAGGGCCTGGATGACGCAGCTTTTGAAGCTGTTGTCTCTGCTCTGGCGGGTTCAGTCGATGCGGAAGCTTCGACAAATCTGTTCACCGAAGTAGGCGTGGCTGCGGCTGCAGACACTACAAAGATTGTTAATGAGAGTCCAGAAATGAGCATCATTAAACAAAAGTACAAAAGTGCCAAGTAAGCACTGAATTTTCTCTCTCAATTCTCTAAGGAAATATATTATGGCAATTTTCGCCACGGATTCTACCCGCTTCAGCGGCCTCGTTAAATACGAACTGGAGCCACAACGCGGCGTTTGCCGCGAGTCTATCGTCATCAATGACGCTGCCGCCACCCTGCGCGTAGGCGCTGTGATGGGCCGCGTTACAGCTACAGGCAAGTGGAAACTCGCTCTGTCTGCTGCTGTTGACGGTTCGCAAACCCCAGCTGGCTTGCTCATCATCGACGGCCTTGGCCTGTCCGGTGATATGGTTCTTGCCGCCAACACTGACACTCGCGCCATCGTGCTTGCACGCGGCCCTGTCATCGTTGCTGACTCCGCCCTCCAACTCGGCACCGGCACCACGTTGGCTGCTGCTACCACTGCACTCAAAGCTCTCGGCATCTTGGTCGAAGCTGCAGTCTAATTTAACACATATCTAGGATAACATAAAATGGCTATTACACGTAGTTTTAACAACGGCTTTGAAGTCGTTGATTACACGCAAGAGATCAACGTCATCCCTAACCAATGGGGCACCATCGGTCAACTCGGCCTGTTTAGTACAGAGTCGGTTGCTGAGCATGTTGTGGTCTTTGAAGAGATCAACAAAGACGGCGCGCTGATCGTTGACCGCGTTCGTGGTGATCGCGCACAAGTCGGCAAGGATGCTACGCGCAAGCTGCACACCTTCGCAGTGCCACACTTCCCGTACGACGACTACATCAGCCCACAAGACTTGCAAGGCAAGCGTGCTTACGGTAGCGACGGTGTGGAAACTCTGGAAGGCGTCCGCGTTCGCAAGATGGAGCGTATTCGTCAGAATCACGCATGGACTTTGGAAGCTGCTCGCGCCCAGGCTATTACAGCCGGTACAGTGTACAGCCCATCGGGCACCGTGACACAGAACTGGAACACCGAATTCGGCGTGACTCGCGTTATCGTTGACTTCGTGCTCGGCACAACCACTACCGAAGTCTTGGCTAAGATCGAAGCCGGTCTGGTTCAGTTGATGGACAACGCTGGCGGCGAAATGATGACTGGTACAGTGGTTCTCACCTCGCCAGAGTTTTTCGCAAAGCTGATCTCCCATGCGTCTATCAAGACTGCATATCAGTTCTATCAGTCCACGCAAGAGCCACTGCGTCAGCGTCTCGGCGGCGCGACGGCACTGCACCGCGAGTTCTCTTACGGTGGCACACGCTTCCTGGAAATGCGCGACACATATGCTGGTCAGCGCTTGATCCCAGTCGGCAAAGCCTTCATGGTTCCTACCGGCACGCAAGCCTTCAAAACCTACTTCTCGCCAGCTAACCGCTTCGGTCTGGTGAATACGTTGGGCGAAGAGTGCTACATGTTTGAAAGTGCCGACGCCAAAGGAACCAAGATTGAGATCGAATCGGAATCCAATTTTGCGAATGCCTTGCTGCGACCAGCTATGGTAGTTGAGTTCACTTCCAGCAACTAAGTTGTAGTGAGTATGGCCCTCTATTGAGGGCTATTTTTTATGCCTACTCTGTGGGCATATGAAATATAGGAGAAATATGGCAAATGTAATTGACCCAACCACATCCATCGGCAAGATTAGACTACGCATTGGTGACTGGCAGGCTCTGCCGATTCTCCCTGACAGCGTACTGCAGTCTGCTCTGGACGATTGCGGCGGCAACGTCCCCCGCGCAGCAGCCCTCGCTGCACAATACGTTTTAGGCACACTGACTGCCAAGACCCACAGAAAACTTGCAAACATCGAAGTATGGAGCAACGAGCAATTCAGCAACTACGTGCAATTCATCAAGTTGACAATCCTCAACCCGCACACCATGTCAGTCGCGCCAGTTCCATACTCTGGCATGACCTCTGCACATCCGTTGACAGAGTTTACGGCAGACTGGAATGCAGCCTACGGGGATGCCAACCTGCGTAACCACACAGCCGCACAAGCGGCTGCACAGCAGACAGCCAACCTGGCAACTTACGAGGTCGTCTGATGCAGGACTTCTCTGACTTCATTGGCATGGTCAATGACATGATGGACGACTTCGGTTCGCAAGGTGTATTGATTACTCAGCTTAGCACTGGCGATTACAACCCCGCCACAGGTACGAATGTCGTAACCAATAGCGAGATACCTATAACGTGTATCCTCATGGACTTGACACTTCAGTCGAACGGTGCAGGCACCAAGGACAAGACGCTCATACAAGACGGCGACAAGGTGCTGTACGTCAGACCATCAACCGAGTTACTACCAATACTCATGCCAAACGGCATTCTTGAGGTGGACAGTGCGGATGACAAGGTAATTGTTGGCGGGTTTACATACGACATTGTTACGACAAAAATCATAGACCCCACAGCCTCAAACACAACTCCGCTTTTGTTTGAGCTTTACTTGCGGAGGTAATTCTGTTGACAGAATACGTAAGTCAATGTATAATCCGCAACAGGGCGTAACAGCATGTCCCCCTTTGAACAATCAACGCGGCTTGCAGCAAGCAATGTACTGTTAGCCGTCAACCGTAAGTGCTACGAGATTGCTTGGGAGCTTTTCTCCTCAGTTGTCAGGAAGACGCCCTCACCGGACAACCCAGGCCCAAAGGCCAAGGGTCTACTGGCTAACCAGTGGTATCCACAAGAGCAGGGCGCGTCAGCAGCACGCGGCACTTCTAAAAGTCGTGACGGCTCCAGCAGCCTAGCAAGAATACAGGCCATGATGAATGGCACGGTGTTTTACGACAAGGACGGGAAGTTCACTCTTACAAATAACATGGACTATGTTGAACAAGCAGAGTCGGCTGGCTGGAAGAGAACCCCGCCATACCGGATGGTTGCTCTCAGCCTTCAAGCGACTGCCGCTAAATACAAGAAGGTAAATATCTAATGAGCAACTCAATTATACGCTCAGCACTTGAGACAAAGTTAAAGACTTGGGCTGATGCTCAAGTTCCTAAAATACCCGTAGCGTTTGAAGGTATCGCGTTCAGCAAGCCATCTTCAGGCGCATACATTGAGCCTTTACTGATACCAAACGTCACTTCCAATAACGAACTATCCGGTAGGCGCAAGACGCTGCTGGGTATTTTTGAAGTGCGCTGCTGGCATCCAAGTGGGAGAGGTATGGGCGGAGTTGAGCAACTGGTCAACAACGTCATTAGCCTGTTCCCACTGCTGCCGAAGATCGGCAGCGTGTCCATCGAAAATACTCCGCACGCAGAGCATCCCATCATAGATGAGTCTGGTTGGATTATCGTCCCTGTACTGATTTTTTACAGGTATGAATCTTTAAATTAATAGGAAATAAATGGCCGTAATTACGCAAGTAAACGCGACAGATGGTGGCCTCATTGCCACGCTGACTCGCACAGTGTTGTCTGCTTCAGACACGCTTACATATACCGCAGGCTCGAAACAGACTCTGGTACTTTTCAACACAACCGCAGCGCTTGTCACTGCAACAATCATCGGCTCCGCCGCTACAACCATTTCGCCTCCTGGCTTTGGTGGGACTATCTCTGTTGCTGCAGGTCGCGCAATTGCTGTACCAGCCTCCTCCACAGTGCTGGTAGAGCTTGACGACATTTCTGCCTACCTCGTAGGCAATATCACAATCACTGGTGGCATCGGCTTGACCGCCCACCTCTACGTCTAATTGACAATTAAGGAAAATATATTATGCCAGTAATGACCTCAGCAGGCTCTAATCTCGCCATCGCAACCGGCTCCCCTGCAACAAACGACGGCGCTGGTTTCACAGCCCTGACATACGTTGTAGTTGGTGAAGTCACCGACATCGGCGAAGTTGGCCGCGAGTACGCAATTGCTACCCACTCTCCAGTAGGCAACCGCGCCGTCCGTAAATTCAAGGGTTCGTATAACAACGGCACCATGCAAATTCAGATGGCCCGTGACACCTCTAACGCTGGACAAACCGCCATGAGAGCAGCCTTGCTCTCCGACGCTGACTTCTCGTTCCGCGTGACATTGCAAGACTTGGTGAAGATTCACTTCGTCGGTAAGGTCACTTCGTTCAAAGTAAACGTCGGCAGTGTTGACCAAATCACTGGTTCAAATTGCACCATTGAAGTCAACGGCGACATCGTTGAAGTCTAAGTCTCAATAATGAGATAAACCGAAAGGCTCCAC